TTACGTCAAGGAGCTCCTAGCCTATGTTCTCAGCAACACGCCACAAGGAACAAACTGCGAGAGGTGGCTAGATGATAATATCGGCCAAGGATGGCGCAATAGAACTGAACAGCCGAAAGCTGGTGAGATAATTATTGAAGATAGTGGAGAAGATGAATGACCCACCAAATACGTAAACTAGCGCCAAAAGGAGCGCACTACTGGCAAATCCTTAACGGCCGACTGTGGTTCTTTAAAATTGACGATGACGACAATGTGTCAGTTGATTTCATGGACGGCAACGGCTGGGAGATTGTGGCTTGGATTGATGCCGAGTACATTATGAGAAACGATGTTCACGCACTAGAATGTGAGTCGTTAAATTGCTGGGTCACCGCCGTGGCGCTTGTGATATTGTTTATTTCTTGTGGTGAGTCGATTGTTGAGTGGTTGCTACTATGACTAACGAACTATTCAGAACGCTATTCATGGCGGCAATCGTGGCACTGGTGTTCGTTTCAGTCATGCAGTTGATGCAGATGCGCAAGCTTAGTGACACGATTGAGCAGATTGCGCCAGAAATCGAGTATTGTGTGTGGCACCACGAAAAGCACACAACTAAAGTAATTAAAGGAACCAAGCAGGCCAAGAAAGCCTATTTGATGATTGGCAGACCAAGTGATGAAGGGGGTTGCGGGAATGCCACTAAATGACGAACTACTAGCGCACCATATCAGCACTGTTAAACACGGCGCCGAAGTGGGCAACACAGTAAAGCCACACTTGGACGCGATGAAGGCCATTGTGCGCAAATCTGTTGCTGGGTTTGACAGCGAAAAGCGCACATCTGCCAGGCTGCAAAAGCTCATTGAGAAGTTAGCAAAAGACCTTGATGTTCCTGCTGGAGAGTATCGCAAGGAATTAATCAAGCAATTGCGCGAGTTCGCCAGGTATGAGGCACGTTATCAAGCCGACACTATCGGCGGCTGGATTGGCGTTGATTTGGTAACACCAACAGTTAACCAGGTTTGGACGGCCGCAAAGTTTGAGCCGCTAAAATTGGCAACTAGCCCGATTGATTTTGATGCGCTAATTGATTCATGGGGCGATGATGAGGTTTCGCGCCTGGTGATGGGCGTGAAGTCTGGATTTGTCGAAGGGCTAACAACAAGACAAATCATAAAACAGGTCGTTGGTGCCGGTGGACTTGCTGACATATCGCAGCGTAACGCCATGGCAAACGGTCGCACATTGGTAATGCACTTGGCCAATGAAGCGCGATTTGCCACGTATCAAGAAAATGACGACGTGGTTATTGGTTACACTTGGGTTTCAACGCTTGATAGCCGTACAAGCGACATTTGCCGCAGTCGTGACGGGCAGGTTTATTTATTCAAAGACCGCGACCAGCCTAAGCCGCCAGCGCATTACAATTGCCGCTCCACAACTGCGCCAAAACTATCCCCAGAGTTTGACATATTCGACCAGGGCGCAACCAGAGCAAGCGCTGACGGCCAGGTAACGGCAGACACAACTTACTACGGTTGGCTTAAGCGGCAGCCAGCGGCATATCAAGATGAGGTTCTGGGGAAAACAAAAGGGTTGATATTCCGCAATTCCGGCCTTGATGCCGAAGAATTTAGAAAGCTGTCTGTAGACAATCTAGGGAGGCCGCTGACAATCGAAGAAATGGCCGAGGCTGATAAAAGAGTTGCTAGTTATTTGCGGAATTGATTTATTTTTATGTTGACCAGATAAATAGGTGTGCTAGGATTTGTTTTGTGTTGAATGCGTAGGCTGATACGCTAATACGTGGTCGATAGCTAAAACATGACTGGCCGCTATCTCGGTAGCATGTGGTCGTTACATGATGCAGGGGTTCAGCGCCTGCCAACACACCGCAGCCCACAGTGCGTAATCTGTGGGGAATTTTAAGATGGTGATTTGATAGGTGGTGGCATCCTGTGTAAATATGTCATAGTCATCATCTTAATGTGTTTGCTTGGGACTAGGGCGCGCAACGTTGGGTCAATTATGGACGCTTGCGTACACATATAACGGTAACACAGCCGAATGGAGGTGATTCCGTCTTGACTCTGGAAAGATAGGGCAGCAGTCAGGCCATAGACTGCAAGCTTAGCAACGTTGTGAAGCGTGGCGAAGGCACTAAAACAAATACGCTCCATTAGCGCAACAGGATAGCGCAAGGTGTTTCTACCGCCTAGGTTGAGGGTTCAAGTCCTTCATGGAGCGCCAAACCACTAAGCCGCATCAAGCGGCTTTTTTATTGTTGCAAATTGACACCACATGGCATAACATTTGAATGACTTATATTCATTGGTCTGTGACCAACCATATTAGCTAGGGGCTATTATGTTCAAACTGAAATACCGATTGCAAGAAGAAGTGAATCCAGAAGGCGGCGAAGGTGGCGGCGGTGAAGCGCCAAAAACCTATACTCAAGAAGAGCTGGATGCTGCACTTAAAGGGCTGAAAGATTCGCGTGATGCGCTGCTGACTGAAAAGAAACAGACGGCGGCAAAGGCCAAAGAAGCCGAAGAAGCGCGATTGAAAGCAGAGCAGGAAGCATCTAAGAAAGCAGGCGAGCTTGATAAATTCGAAGAAAGCCTCCGCAGTGAGTTTGAAAAAGAGCGCGGCGGGCTTAATGCCAAGCTTGAAGCGTTGACAGCCAAAGTAACAGGAGAGAGCAAGAAAGCGATTCTTGGCTCGTTCTCGGGCGACTTCATCAACACTGAATCGCTCGACCTAGTAGCGCAATTGGTTAAAACAGAGTTCGACGGCACAGACGTTAAGACACAGTTCACAGATTTTGCTGGCAACGTTATCACAACAGACCCAGCAGAGTTTAAAAAGTGGATGGGCAATCATCCAGCTATTTCGCATCTGATGAAAGCGGATGCAGCTTCCGGCGGCGGGGCTGGCGGGAATCGTGATCCAAATGGTGGTGCCAAAGGTTCACAGCAAAAATTTACTAACCCAGTCGATGCCAAGCGAGCCGAATTAAAAGCCAGCTTGGATGAAAAATTTAAGTAAAGAGGTGAGTCATGGCTTTATCTGATATGAAGGTCTACCAGACCGAGATTCAAGGCACTACAATTGAATTGTTGGCGCAAAAAATTAACATGTTCAACGCTGCATCTGGCGGTGCAATTGTGTTGAACTCTGCCGCATGGGAAGGTGACTTCACCAAAGAATCTTTCTTTGCATCACTTGCAAGCGCTCAGCGCCGAGTCGATCGCTATGCCGCGATTGGATCACAGGCATCTACTGCACTGACCGCAGGCGAACTGGTCGGCGTTAAAGTTGCAGGCGGTTTTGGCCCAGTGCTGTTTGAGCCTGCCCAAATGACATACCTGCAAAAATCCCCTTCTGATGCAATCATGGCGATTTCAGAAGGCTTTGCTGACGCATTGCTTGCAGACCAGCTTAACACTGCTGTTGGCTGCGGTGTTGCTGCTGTTGAAAACGTGTCTGCTCTGGTGAATGACGTTTCAGGAACTGGTGGCATTACCCAGGTCGCTTTGAACGGATCTCATGCTAAGTTTGGCGATATGTCTCAAATGTTGGTTGCTGATGTGATGACCGGCTCTGTTTATCATCGACTGATGACCGAAGCGCTGACCAACTCAAGTCAGTTGTTCCAGTCTGGGAACGTGCAGATCCTTGAGATCCTCGGTAAGCGATTCATTGTTTCTGACATTCCAGCGCTGTATGCTGCTGGTACGCCAAATAAAGACAAGGTGCTGTCGGTTGTGGCTCAAGGTATCATTGTTGATAACGCTGGCGATATCATTACAAACATGGACACCACCAACGGACAAACCCGCATTCAGACAACCTGGCAAGCTGATTACACATTCGGCGTCAAGCTGAAAGGCTTCGCATGGGACGTTGCAAACGGTGGCGCATCACCAACAGATGTGGATCTGTTTACAGGAACAAACTGGGATTCAGCTATGACTTCCAACAAGCACTTGCTTGGTACGCTGGCAATCGGCAGCGCAGACGCATAATGCAAGTTAATTAATATAGGCGGCCAATGTGCCGCCTTATTTTTAGGGGAAAATTATGAAGCAAGTTCACTATGAAAAACACCCTGTAAGCGCAGAGCGTAAGGCTGAATTATTGGCGCTAGGGTTTAAGATTGTCGATGCAAGATTTAAGCCAGACGAAATTGAAGATCAATCGCAAGAAGAAAAGCCAAAGCGCCGCACCAAGCGAACAGCAAAACAAGAGTAATGGCGCGGCTTTGAAGTTGTGGTAAACTCATTGTATGAAAAATTATCAATTCGTTTGGAGCGCTTGAGATGGCTTTGATAGTTGAAGATGGCACAGGTCTAGCTGACGCTGACAGCTATATTTCGTTAGCCGGTGCCCGCACGTTTGCCGCTAATTACGGGATCACTTTGCCGGTAGACGATACAGAAGCTGAAATCACGCTAAGGCAAGGCACTCAGTATGTTGATTTGCAGGAAGATTGCTTTTCTGGCGACAGGCTAAAGTCAACGCAAGCGCTGGCCTATCCGCGCGACAATAATAGCGGCATGCCTGCAGCGCTTGGCAAGGCTACTGTTTATGCTGCGGCTGAGTTCGCCTTGGGCACTGATGTTCGCGCCACCGATGACGGCAAAGCGATTGCAAGCGAGGAAGTGACTGGTGCTGTTGCTGTGTCGTATTTTAACAACGGCAAGACGGGCGGGGCCGTGACCATTACTAGGGCAATGGATGCGCTAAAGTCTCTGCTGGTGGCCTGCAAGAACAACGGTTTTGAGTTTGGGGTATACAGATAATGGCACAAAACAAAGCTGACCTGCTGGCGCTGATAAATGGGAATCTGCCAGATAACACAACCGGATTGATCACTCCGCAGAAGCATCGAGAAGTCGAAACACAGATTTCTGATTCTGCGCTGAACACTGTTGAGACTGGGGCGCAGACTGTTGCGGGGCCAGTTAACTTCACCGGAGGCCTGCAAGTTGGCGGCCAAGACGTAAGCGCAAGCTTTCGCGAGGCTGACCTGATAAGAGCCCACTCTACTGCCGCAAGCCAGGTGCCAGCAGCGATTGGAACACCTTTACAGGTTGAGTTTGGCCCAGTTCAGTCCAACTCACATGTATCGTTATCAGCATCGGGGGCGCTCACGGCGCTGGTTTCAGGGGCATACGCTGTCAGAGTGAAGCTGCAACTCGGTCGAACCGGCGCCATCGGCACTAGCATCATCATGACGCGGATCCTCGTTAACGGCGTTCAGTTCGGTGTCAGTCAGGTTTCAAAACTGTCATCTTCTGACGTCACCAATGCATTCGATAGCCGTGTGCTTGTTCAGCTTACTGCCGGTGACGTGTTCACAGTTGAGATAATCCAAGATAGCGCAGGTGCTGCGTCGGGTGGGCTTTGCGCGCAGTCATCTAGCCACGGATGGACAATAGCGCCAACGGCTCTATTGGTTGTTTCAGATATTGAACCGGTGGCCACATTATGAGTTTTGCAAGCAGAATGAACAAGGTAGCCACTAGGCTACTAACAAAGTTTGACGAGCGAGCAACGCCAATAAAAATCATTAAGCTTGGAGTTGGCACGGTTTTTGACGAGGTGCTTGGCGAGTTTGTGGCGGTGCCAGATGAAGAATACGCGGCCACTGGTGTTGTTATCACGATTTCAGAATCTATGGTCAATGGCACCACGATTCAGGCAGGCGACAAGATGGTAACGCTATCTACAAACTTGGGCTATCGACCAACCACAGCCGACAAGGTCATTCTTGACGGTGAGCAATGGTCTATCGTTGACACGCCTCACGTTGAATACACTGGCAGAGATTTGCCGATTGTTTACAAAATGCAGGTGCGGAAATGATTAAGCCTAGGCCACAAATCAAGCTGCGCCACAGCGACACTGGAGAAATTATCAGTGTTAAAGTTCTTGCTGGTGGCAAAGAATTATCGCCTAATCATCCTGATTATATTGCGGCTGTGGAGAAATTGAAAAATTATGGCTCTAGCATTCGATAAGCAGATAAAAGCGTTTGCAAAAAAGGCGAATATGTCTGTCGAGAAAACCATTCGCGGCACCTCGATTAAGCTGTTTTCGGCGGTTATTCTTGCCAGTCCTGTTGATACTGGGCGATTTCGAGCAAATTGGCAGGTAGGTGGCGAGTCGCCAGAGACGGGCATTAAAAACGATAACGACAAATCTGGTAACAAAACCATTAATGAAGTTGTGGCACACATCAACGGCGAGCGAATTAATATGGAATTCACCCTAGCAAACAATTTGCCGTATGCTTATAAATTGGAGTACGGATACTCTCAACAGGCACCGCAAGGCATGGTACGGATTAACGTGGCACGATTCCAGCGGATATTGGACGAACAGGCGAGGGTTAATAGATGACGACTATTGCATATAACCATAAAGACAAGCAGATTGCATATGATAGCAGGGAGACTGCCGGAGACGAAATAAAAAGCGATTCAGTGATAAAAATGAAAGAAAAAGATGGTGTATTTTATTTTTTTTCTGGCTCAGTTCATTGCGAGAGTGACTTTATAAATTCAAGCAAGATTAGGGGGTTTAAGCCAGAAACACCAATAGAGTGCTCGGCTCTAATAGTTAGAGATGGCAAGGTGTTCAAGGGCAATTATTCTGACTCTATTGGTTATTGGGAAATAGAACTAAACTACAGCGATTCGATTGGTAGCGGTGGAGTGTATGCTTTGTGCGCTATGGATTTCGGTTGTGATGCAAAAGAATCTGTAGAGTATGCCAAGAGGCGAGACTGCTACACTGGCGGCGAAGTCCATGTTTTCAATGTTGATTCGCCTAGGAGTTAAAAATGCCAGAAGGATACACAGAAGCACTACAAAAAGCATTTGATATTGCGCTGGTGCAGTTTAGCAACGCTAATAGCATTGGCTATGCACTTGAGAACATAAATAAGCCAACCAGTACAGACACACCATATCTGGCAGGTTTTTTGCTGCCAGCACCTGTTGAGGATGCCGACCTATACTTCACAGACAGGCGCAGCGGGATTTATCAGATTGATGTTAACTATGCCAGCCATCTAGGCAGCGCGCCGATTAACAAGATGATTGACTTGCTTAATGTTGCATTCAAGCCATCGACAACGATTCAGCGCAGCCAGATTTGCGTTGAAGTCACTAACTTTAGTTATGATCGTGTTACTATTGAAAACGGATGGGCGACAAGGCCCGTTAGTATTACTTTTAAAGCCTATACAGCGAGGTTATGATTATGGCCCAACCATATAAGGGCGCGACAACCGCTCAGTTTTATGTAGTCGAAACAACACCAGGTGTTACGCCTGAAAACCCATCGTGGTCGCCTCTGCGCTCCACAGGCGGCATTCCTGCAATCACTCGCGACGCTTTGGTGTCTAACGAGCTTGATAATGGGCGTGAAGTTAATGCGATTCGCACTGGTAACGAGCAAGTCACCGGTGAGTACGCTATAGAGCTGAGCCAATCGTCACAGGATGAGCTGCTGGCCAATGCAATGACGTCTGATTGGGTTGCTGGTGATACCGATGCTGGGCTAACAGTCTCAGTTGACGCTAACGCTAAGACGTTCACTCGCAGCGCAGGCGATTTCACAGCTGTCGCAGAGGTCGGCGATTTGGTTTATTTCCCAGAGCTTACTGGTGATAACGCTAAGCCGTTTATTGCAACCACCGTCACAGCTCTGGTTATCACCGGCGCAGGCATCCAGCACACTCTGACCAATGAAACAGGCTCTAGCACAGATTTTGCAACAGCTGACAAGCTTGAAACTGGCAATCTGTGTAAATCGGTTTCAATCCTGACTTGGTTCAAAGGCAAGTGCGGCAATCCTGACGCTTACGTGATTACTCGCGGCGTTGAGTTTACCGGATTCACCATTGAGCAAGCTGTTAACGCAATGGTTACTGGCTCATTCCCGTTCATTGGTCTGAGTCAAGAAGTGCTGACCGGTTTGCCAGCTGGCTCAACGTTCACAGTGAACTTTGACGCCGATCCATTCGCATCTGTTGACGTCACAGCGTTTGAAGGCGTTACGCCGCTTGAGCTTATTGACACGTTCACAATCACCAACGACAACGAGACAAGCGCGCAGTTTGAGCTTGGCAACAAGTCAGTTGCATTCGTTGAGCGTGGTCGAGCAAACAACACATTCTCACTAGCTGGCAAGCTTTACGATTTAACTATGGTTGAAAAGTTTATAGCTGAGGCTGAAACAGAGTTCACAAGCGTTCTGACTGGCGTTAGTGGTGCCATGTCGTTCACTCTGCGCAATGCTCGCATGACTTCTGCAACACCTGAGATTGGTGGCCCAGAATCCGTGACTGTATCAATTGAAGGCCAGGCCACTGGTAGCGCGCTGGAATCGTCAATCGTCATCCAGCGCATAGTTTACTAAGGTTTTGGATAAGCACAGGGAAGTGCGACTATTTTATTGGCCTGAAATTTATTTGCTGCACACCTTCACCAAGCATTTCTGTTACAAGCCTGTGAGCCTTTACAGGCGATTGCCAAAACCAAACCGCAATAACTCCAGAGCCGAGAACAGTCCCGTCTATTATCGCTTCATACGTATAGTATTTTTTAAGCATCACTCACCATCCTTAGGACAAATCCCCAACATCGCCTTAGCGTGTGCAATGGCTGCTTCTTTGGTTGAGTGGCAGAGGCCTCTTTTTAGGCGCACCAAATCCACAGCGCACTCTTCCCAGTCTGCAAATCCGTACATGTCAATTGATGATGCATGAGGGCAGAAGTAGGTATCACCATCTCTAGGTCGTTCACGCATCGGCTCCGGCACTTCAAACCCGTTAACAATAATCGTGCGCGGCTTGATGCGGTACTTGCAGCCATGAACAAATGCGACTGGGTCTGTGCAATCAATCCAGCCATTAGAATCAACGTACTGCTGAATAACTTCACCATTGGCCTGCGCCGTGACTAGCGGCAGGATTTCTTGGGCGTGTTTTTGTGCTGCGTTCATTTTGTGGTTCCTTTTTGGTTATCAACATTAATTGACATCATTCTAGCTCATCATTTGCTGCTGTCAACATTTATTTAAATTCAATTTGCTGATGCTTATAGCTACACTGTTACAGTCAACAACATGGAGACGACAACGTGAAATTAGCAGATTTATTGAAGCAAGCAGAAAGCAATGGCCGCAAAGTGCCGGTGATGGTCGGTGATGAGCCAAGCGGAAATCACTTAACGCTGAAAGCAGTTGGCTCTGATGATACAAGCCTAGCGCTTACCCGCTACCATCGGTTGCTAAAGCTATTTGATGAACGATTCGAAAAAGACAACGAAGCACTCAAAGACGAGTGCGAAGCTGCCAAGGATTTTGGCGAGTACAACGTTAAACATGGCATCGAAGTGCTAAAGCTTCACAAAGCATTTGCGATTGAATTGGTCGATGGCTGGGATTTTGATGATGAGTTTAGCGCAGATACGTTGTCTCAGTTGCTTGACGTCATGCCATCGTTAACGCTGCAAATACGCGATGAGTTTTACAAAGCGCTCGGTGAACACCAAAAAAAGTAAAAGCCCTGCTTGAATATTGCGCGTGGGAGTGGGGCGAGAAACAGAATCTATCTAAGTTTGACGCAATAAGTGATGCGCATAACGAGGCTCTTGTAGCGATGGGGGTAATCGAAAAACCCCCAGAGCAGCAGCAAAGACAATCGCCAGACTTTCCAGAGGATATGGCGCTTTTGTACGGCCACTACAAGAGATTGCGGTTTGGTGTTTGCTATGGCGCTGATGTGGTAACATTAGTGTCAAGAGCGGCGCTTAGTTACGCAGAAATTGAGAGCTATTCGCGCTTAGTTAACTGGCAACCGACATCAAGCGAAATCGAGACAATTATGGATATTGATGCAATATTTGAGATGAGAGAGGTGAAATAAATGGCCGATATTGCAAGCCTAATTGTTCGGGTTAAGGGTGAAGGGGTTTCATCTACTGCCACGGGGCTAAGCTCGCTAACTGGAGCAGCAGTAAAAGCCACAGGTGCGATCACAGGGCTTGCTTCTGCTGGCGCAGCGCTTAGTAAGTTGGTAACCGTTTCTCGTCAAACTGATGTACTCAAGGCCAGCTTAGTCACGATGACTGGCAGCATGGAAAATGCCAACGCTGCATTCGGTGAGCTTTCAAAATTCGCGGCATCCACTCCATACGCGCTAGATCAATCAGTAACAGCATTTACTAAGCTGGTATCGCTTGGACTTACCCCAAGCCAAAAGGCGCTTACGGCTTACGGCAATACAGCGGCAGCAATGGGTAAAGACCTGAATCAAATGATTGAGGCTGTAGCTGATGCGACCACGTTTGAATTTGAGCGCCTAAAAGAATTTGGCATCAAGGCCAAGCAACAAGGTGACCAGGTATCCTTTACATTCCAAGGCGTCACGACAACGGTCGCCAAAAACTCTGCTGCGATTGAGGGCTACTTGCAGGGAATTGGTGAGAATAACTTTGCTGGCGCAATGTCAAACCGCATGGCAACACTTGACGGAGCTATTAGTAATCTTTCAGATTCTTGGGACGGGCTGTTTAGGGCTATTTCAAGTCAAGGCGCTGGCGGCATCATTCAAGACCAAGTTATCTCTGCAACCAAGGCTGTTAATGAGCTATCGGCGGCCATTTCATCCGGGCAAGCGCTTGGCCTTATCATGGCGTGGGGCAATCAATGGGAAGAAACAACCAAAGACATTAAAGCCGCTGTTAATGATGCGAGCATTTTCATTAATCAAAAACTGATGGACTTTGGGCTAAGTGCCAACGAATCATCAAGACTTATGTCAGATGCTTTCTGGCAATTCCCCGCAAATATTCGCGCAATAGTGCAGGTCGCAACTGTCGAAGTGGCAGGATTCATTGATAAAACGAAAGTTTGGGCTGAGGCGCTAAAGCCAGAGAACTGGCTGCTAACGATTGACGAGTTCAGGGCTAAGTATCAAAACCAATTCGACACGATTGATAAAAACGTTATTGATACAAACTCAGTGTTTCTTGCCGAGCGAGACAAGCGCATTAGCAAGTTGCAAGACGAGATTGCAAAAGCAAACGAACTCAGAAATGCTTACGACAATGACAATACAAGCATTGATTTGTCACAGTTCAGCGTTGCGCCTGCTGGTGGCGGCACTGACGTAGGTGGTGGCGGCACTGCCGCACAGCAAAAACAAGCAGAAGCATATCTTGAGCAGCTAAGGCAAGCAAACCTTAACGAAATGGAACTGATTGACGCTCAGGAGGCAGCAAAGCAGGCAAAACTGCTTGAGTACAAAAACGCGGCTTTAATCAGTGAGCAGCAGTATCAAGATGCGCTAACTGAGATACAGACCAACGCAGTAATACAACGCGCAGAGCTGCAAAACAAATATTTGGATATTGAGTCAAAGAACAGAGACGAACAACGCAAGGCTGAGATTGCAGCCACTAAGGCTCAAGCTGAACAAAAAGAAAAACAGATTGATGATGGTATCACGGCGCAGAGACAAATGACGCAGGACTTAAAATCAAGCCTTGGCGAGCAATCATCTATCTATAAAGCGTCTGCAATAACATCAGCTATCATTAACACTTATCAAGCAGCCACTGGCGCTTATTCAGCAATGGCCAGCATCCCATATGTTGGCCCTGTTCTTGGCGCTGCCGCTGCTGGTGCCGCAATAGTGGCAGGTATGGCCAACGTTGCAGCGATTCGCTCAGCAAGGGAGCAAGGCGGCACAATGATTGGCGGCAGCGCTTACCAAATGGCTGAGCGCGGAAAGGCAGAGGTTATCGTCCCTTCAGGCTCATCACGTGCTCGCACTGCTGCACAAATGCGTGACATTATGGGGCAGAATCAAACGAATCAAGCCCCTAACATCACAATTTTGAATCAGACCAGCGGCAGAGTTGATAACACAAGCATGGAGCAACAAGATGACGGCTCTTGGTTGCTGCGTATTGAAGAGTTTATGAGTGATAGGGCGCTAGACCCTGATTCTATGTTTTCAAAGTCTTTGAGGGCTTAATATGAGCGATTTCAAATTCCCTTCAACACTAAAGCCAGTCGTTAACCGTGGATACAGCTATTCCCGCGGCAGCAATGTTTTCAGGTCGCAGGTGCAGGGTGGCTCTCCACGGCAAGCACGTGATACGTTTTATGAGCCAGTGCCGATTCAAGTCAACTTGGTTGTGTCAAAGCTTGGCTTGCAGGTTTTTCAAAACTTCCTGAATCGCATTAGCGGCGGTGCTGACCGGTTTCTGATGGACTTAGACAGCGGAAACGGCATTGAAGAGCATTTAGTTCAAATGACAACTAATGTTAACATCACCACGCAAACCGATGTTTATTATTACGTGTCGTTCACTGCCACAGCAGAGCGCACTAGCATTCAAGACCCAACAGAGTTTGGTGATTCGCTGGTTGACCTATACGATCAATACGGCGAAACACTGCCAGCGTTTCTTGATTACTACGCCATTTATTGCACTACTCCTGATTTTATTAACGACTTGTAGGTGATGATATGACACAACAATCAGTCGCGGAAGCCTATCGCTTAAAGCTGGCGTCAAATCCAGAAGGCGTAGACGAGCCGCTAAAAACTTGGGAAATCTATCATCCGCTAATGTCGAAGCGTTATTATCTGGTTAACGACATGGTGGATTTAACTGCCTACCTAGAAGATGGCACGACACAGGTAACATTCACAGCGGCAAAAATCAGCACTAAGAATGCGGCCAACAATGCAGACATGAATCAGTCAGCAACGCTTACGGCTGCTGACGTTGATAACACGCTTGACGCTGAGCTTGATTTGATACCGCTTGATAGCACCATATTGCCGACTTTGATTTATCGCGAGTATTTGCCTACAGATTTGAGCTATCCAGCAATTGGACCAATTGAGTATGAAGCGCAGGACATTAACCAGGGCAAAGGCACGTTCACGGCTGAGGTGTCATCACCAAAGCTGAACAGCCGCGGCACCGGCTTGATATTGACTCCAGACCTGTGCCCGCTGATTCGAGGGCTTTTGGCATGAATCCGCTATCTGAATATACCGGCCTAGCCTACTGCTTCGAAACAAGAAACTGTTGGCACCATGTCATAAACGTGCGTAAAGACTTTGGTCTAGACACCCCTGATTTCGATTGCACGTCTCCAGAGCTGTCAAATGAGACTTTCGAGGCGGCTCACAGCAACACGAAGGGACTAGAGCAATCAAGCGAACCAGATGACCTTTGCGCTGTGTTAATGCTGAGCGATGGCCGTTGGCACTCAGGCGTTTACCTCGACGGCGATGTAAGCCACTGCGACCGCAACGCGCGACAAGTTCGCTTAGATTCGCTAGAATCATTGCAACGGGTTTGCGAGAGGATAGAGTTTTGGCGCTAATTAATCACTACAGACGTTTAGCAAATGGCGAATACGACAAAAAAACCAGCTATTGCGAAAGCCCTGCTGAATTTGTTGTTGATAATATTCCTGACGGGGTACCGTTTCGCTGTTTTGTTGGCGGCATTGATATTAGTCAAGACGTTGAAGCGATGCTCAAGGATGGCGAGTTTCACATTATCGAAGGTGCAGGGGGTGGGGTTGCTGATGCTATATTTAAACCAATAAAAAAATTATTTAGTTTTTTAGTCCCAACTCCAGAGATACCCAAAACAAACCAGCAGGCGGCCAGCGCAAACAACTCGCTCAGTGACCGAGCAAACAAGCCAAGGGCATACGATCGAGTGTGGGATATTTGCGGCACTGTGCAATCAATACCTAGCGACCTGATGCAGTCATACAACATCTATGACGAGTTGAGCCATAAGCAGTTTCAGTATGGATATTACTACGTTTCGCGCGGTGAAGTGGACACGCCAGAAAGCGGGGTTTTAGACGGAGACACGCTTTATAGCACTGTGTCAGGCTCAAGCGCTGCATTTTACAAGCCGTTTACGACTCCGAATAATGGATTGCCTTATCTGCAAATAGGCGACCCGATTGATGAACCGCTATTCATAACAATCCGCTCAAACTCAGTAGACGGCCTAGAGCTGCGCGCGCCTAACGAATATGACCTAAACCTGATTGACGCTACTGTAACTTGCCAGCTGAATGGCTCAGTCGGTGCGCTGGTTGAGGCTACCGGCTCAATGAAGTTTGACGACCTATTCACCGTTGGCCAAAGCGTAAAGCTAACATCGGTGAAATCTGGTACTGCTGTTTTGGATGGCACTTATGAGGTTTTGGCGGTCTCCACAACTGACATTAGCCTTGACGTTTCCGGCAATCTTACTCAGTGGCAGCAGATAGCAGGTGGCAACGCGCCAATGGACGCCAATAACAGCGCCACAATATCACCAGCAGACAGCGCAGAGGTCGGATTCACAGATTGGACGACAATTAGCACTATCAAGCCAAAACGAATAGTGGCCAATATTATCGCAAGACAGGGCATGTACCGCATCAATAGCGGCAAGTCGGCGCTTAACACATCAGATGTCACGGCGCAGCTACAGTGGCAATTTGTCGATGATAGCGGCAATCCGATTGGCCTGGTCTATGACGTATTCAAAACGTTGTCCGACAAAACACGCGACCAGGTTGGGATTTCAATGATAGTTGACTTGCCAACGCAATCAGCCGTGCGCGTGCGCGTGCGCAGGTCTAGCGATTTAGACAAAGATTATGATGGCAGCGTGTCTGATGCGCTCACGTTTGCTGACCTGTATGGCCAAATCATCGACACTACGCCTGATTATGGTGATATGACAACCGTCCATACAAAGCGCAGGGCAACGCCGCAGGCAACAGCAATCAGAGAGCCACAGCTCAAGGTGCTTGCCACTGAGATGCTGCATAAATACCTGGGGAACGGTGTTTTTGATAGCGTTAAAACTCCCAACACTCAGGCGGTGCAATCGCTGATAAGGCTGATGCGTGATCCACTTATTGGCAACATCGACATGTCTGCTGACAGCATGGATAGACTGCTAGAAGTGCAAGACGACATTGAGACATACTTTAACGATATTCAAGCCGGGCAATTCTGCTACACGTTTGACGACAAGGAAGAAACGGCGCAGACGATAGCGCAGACGATAGCCAAGGCGGTGTTTAGCGAGATTTACCGAGAAAGCGGCACCGAGATTCGCTTGAAGTTTGAAAAGCCTGTTAGTGGGCCATCTATGGTGTTTACGCACAGGTCAAAAATAGGCTCAGATAAATGGACGCGCAACTTTGGCAGTAAAGCCAAGGATTCTGTGGAGTTTAGCTATATTGACCCAGATACCAACATCCGCGAAACCATAAAAATCCCTGAAACTGGTGGCATTGATGCGGAGAAGGTCGAATCCAAAGGTGTTCGCAACTACCAGCAAGCTTACTGGCTGGCGCACAGAATCAGACAAAAGCAGCTATTGCAGCGCGTCAATTGTGAGTTTACTGCCACACAAGAGGGAATATACGCCATTGAAGGCGACCCGATTAGCGTGGTCAAAGGCTCTCGCATTGCGTCTTATGATGGGTTTGTAGTGGCGCAAGATGGGTTAACATTGCAGTTATCTCAGCCTGTGTTTTTCACGGCAGGAGATGACCACTATATCCAACTTAAACGCAGAGATGGGACTGTTGAATCTATCAGGGTTTTACCTGGCGCAGACGATAAAAAAGTCATCATGCAATCCGCACCGACAGAGCCGATTTATACTGGTAACAGTGCGCTAAAGACAGAATTTTCATTCGGGAACGAGGCTAGACACTTGGCACAGATGATTATTCCTTCAACAATTGACCCACAAAACGATAAAAGTGTTAAGATTACAGGTAAAAATTATCATCCAGACATTTACTTATACGATGGCGGCACACTTGGCGGTGCTTATAGCAACGGTTATAGTGATGGATATTCAACCTAATAGGGGCTTATGATGGCTGACTTATTGAAAGTTGCGGATTTAGAGGCCGCTAAAAAACATGACACGTTTCACACAGAGGTTATCACCGGTAAGGTCAACGGTGTTGATTCTGATTACGCAACAAACGCTGTCACAGGCCAAGTACAAAAGACATTGCCAGCAACTGTTAATGGGATTGATTGGTCGTATGTCGGAAAGTTTGCTGACGGTGTGACGTTTACCAAGAAAACTGATTTTGCGGTTGATTCAGTTGGCACACAATGGATTTACACCGGGTCACTTCCGTTTACAGCAACAGCAGGTACTGTGCCTAGCGAGCCAGCTTATCAGGTGGTGCATGTGACTGATGTGCTTTATGCTGGCGACACTAACTTATACCGCCGACACGTTACCATAGCGCAATTGGCTGCTGGGGATGTTAGTGTTGGTGGTCGAGTTTACGTCATTGAACTGAATAATGCTCCATTTGATGTTGTTAGTGGAGGCACTGCTAACGGCTATAACATTCGGGATGCAGGAAATGGAAATACCGCAGTTTATCAACTAATTGACGGTGTAGCCAACGTAAAACACCTAGGCGGTAAAACTGGGGTTGACTCAACTGGTGCATTTATTGCGGCTTGCGGACTGAGTAACCAAGTCCACTTCCCTGATGACGATGTCTATGAGGTGGATTTTGGAGCCATCACAGGAAATGCTTCACTTGTAACATTTACTGATGAACCATTCGTGTATATCACAGGCGCCAATGCAACAGTAAAAGACGTCTCTACATACTCAGAGGATTATCTCACGGATTTAATAAAATTCGTAAGGTGCGGAATGATTGTAGTAACAGTTAATTTTGACGCTAATCCATTAGCGAATATAGCTGCTCCGTCACCTTTTGGGTTGGGCTATGCTGGTTCATCTGCACTATACTTTGAGGAAAATTGCAAAGGGATTTTTGTAAAAAACAAAATGAGCAATGTCCGTTACGGGGTGCGCTCAGGGAGTTATTCTGATCCGTCAAAAGGTGGCTGCTCTCATTTTGATTTAGACATTGTAGCTGAGTCAGTCGGCTACCCATGCGCTTTGTATCTCGCCGATGATATCAGAGTTAACATTAAATCCAATGTACAGCATCGTGCAGCATATTTTGCTGGGTGTAGTAACGTGCGCGGAACTGTGACTTATGATGGTTTTACGTATGCCGCAATCTCTGTACTGTTCACAACATCAGTCACTGTAAATGCGGTATTAGATGCTGACCGCCGCGCTGACGGATGCAGTAATGTAAAAATCAACATTGTAGATGAGGGAAGCACAGGAACACAATCAAACCGTGCCATGTCTGGTCTTGCTTACCAATGGGTAGCCCCTGACACAAAATTCAGTGATGTTCACATTAATCTATATACTAAAACATCTGACGCAAACAGAACCCTTGGCGGGTTCAGGCTAGAAAATACTGCTGGGGTAGGTGGTACTACTGGATGGCTTCCAACTAACCGGTACGACAACATTAAAATCTCAGGTGTTATCGATAGAGAAGCACAAACTCTTAGCGCCTCATCTTGGGCTGATATCTCAATTCAAGCTACACAAGACGGTGACGTAGAACCTTATACAACTTCACCGGTATTCGACAATTTGGACTTGTCTGACTTTAAAGTCATTAACGGTGGAGCAACAGGTAATATTAACAGAGTTGAAACCCCAAGAGCATTTGGGATTATCTCCCTAAAAAACCTACACTCTGCTGGGTCAATATGGAGGGTGGTAGCTCCTAGTGCCGTGATTGATGGGACTAATATGATTATTGGCTCTGCAAGCTTTTCTGACTTAAAATACCCAAGGTCACAAGATGGAAGCGATGGATATCGTTTTAATTCGGATGGAACTCTTGAGCAATGGATGTTAGTTAACTACAACGTCACAGAAAACACTGATCAAACGTTTAATTTCCCCATTGTATTCCCTAGAGCTGCATGGTCGCCTAGCGTAGATGTAGTTGGCATTACTGGTCGTACATGGTCAGTTACCGGACTAACAACTACGGGCATCACTGTTAGATGTTCAGCAACAAACGTAAGCCTTTACATTAAAGTTATAGGTAAATAAAAAACAAGAGTTATTCATGCGGTTATTGCCGAGACTGATCGACAAGGCGAATGAGTTATATGGTGGTACAATATGAAGCAAAGCAAATATTTCAAACGTGACGAGTTCCAATGTCGCTGTGGCTGCGGAATGGATATCAGCGACAAGCTCAAATGCATTGTATTTGAAATGCGAGAGGATGCAGGGGTGCCGTTCATTGTCACCAGCGGGGCTAGATGCGTCGCTCATAATTCCAAGGTTGGCGGCAAACAAAACAGTGCACACACAAGAGGGTTGGCTGTTGATATTGCCTATTCTGACAGCCTCGTCAGGTACGCTATTGAGCATCATGCGCACTTACATGGGATAAAACGCATTGGCGTTAATACTGCCAAAAAATTCATTCACATCGACATTGACGAAACGCTGCCGCAAAACGTCAGCTTTGAATACTGAGGTGGATTATGTTGGCATTCATAAAAGGCTTGTTTGGTGTTAGCTCTGTTGTCGATTCTGCGACAAAGATAGTAGATCGGATTGCAGGCACCGACTGGCTTCCGCAGCAAAAAGCCGATTTCCTCTTGCAATATGTGGAGGCGACTAAACACCAGAGCCCGGCGCGCAGATTTATTGCCACTATGATTGCAATGGTATGGCTGTTAATGACTGTCAGCTGGCTTGTGTCGTCGGTGATTGGCCGCTTTATTTATGATGAGGCGTTTAATCCAGGTACTGTTCTTGCGGCTGATATAAGCGCGTTTATGAGTCTGAATATCAACGATGGGTTTGGTTTGATATTGATGTTTTACTTTGGGGTTCATGGCGTTAGCGTGCTGTCTGGGGCTATTGGTAAGGGCAAGGCATGAAATTTGCATAAACAAATTACTGACATCAATGACATGCGGTCAAATGGTTGTTATCATAGCCGAAAGTTAAAAGGCAAGAGTTATGGAACCAATGGCGCGAAGATTCAGTGACGAGGAATTGTCGGCAATGCATGGCGAATTGAAAGATCTATCAGACAGGTTCGATTCACATAAATTGTCAGTTGATAAATCCATAATCTCGCTAACAAGTCGTTTTGAAAAGCATGTTACTGACGAGGCAGCCAAATTTGATTCGATGATAAATGCAGTTAACCAGAATACTCAGTCTATAGACAAGCTCACAGAAGAAACTAGGTCTATTGTCGAGCTTCACAGGGATATACAGGGAACGGCAAGGATAGGGAAGTCGGTGCAAAATGTGCTGCTCTGGCTTGTTAAGTGGGGTGCTATTGGTGGGGCTATTGCCGCGGTGATAAGGTGGGCGCTAAATTACCCATCCACATAAAAAAAGAACCCGCCGGAGAGAGCGGGTTGTTCAAGGTAGAGCAATACAAAAGGAAATACACGAAATGAACAACGTAATTATTTGCTATTGGCCTCATTTTTGCAAGTATTATTTTCAACTTTGTAACAAACAGCTGTAAATCCTTCCATCGTATACGCCAAAGCGTTGGCAGCCTTCTTTGCGCTTCCTCTTGTCTTGATGGTTCGCTCGATTGTTTCTGTCTGGTTGGTTAGTGTTACTGTTATGGTTTTCATCGATTACGCATCAACTTCTTCGTAATCGATGAATGTTTTAACTTTTGCATTTGATATTGATACGTCACCATCCACAAACACCGAACCAGCATCAAGCGACTCTTGAACCAAGTCATCAGTGTCACCATTGATAAATTCTGCATCATATTCGAGCTCATCAAATGCAATTTCCAGCTCAAATATCATGTAATCAGAAGAATTATTGGCCGCGTAATCCTCAGCGGTTTTGAATGATGGAGACATATACACGGGACCATTGATAACGCCATCATTAAGAATGCTTTTGCCGTTCTCAAGAGTTGTGCCGTGGTAAAGTGTAACTGTTTTCATCTTCTTATCTCATATCGCATCGGTCTATTCCTCAGCTCTTGATAACAAGTATATCAACATTTATTTATGTGTCAACATTATTTATTAAACACCCTAAATTTCTTCGCCACATACTCGCGCAATCGGCTGTTAGCAGCGTACCTGGCTTTGCCATCTTTGCGCACTTCGTGTGGCTCTGCATCATGCGCTTGCAGATAAACTTTGCTGTACGCTTGGCAAACCTTGGTGCGCTCAACAACATCAACGCAGTATGCCAACTGTGAATTAATCCACTGTTCATCGTGCGAGAAGTAATTTAGCGGCATCTGTCCTGTTATTTTTTGCGGTTTTGTGTATGCCATTGTCTCACAGCCTCCATTGCTCCAGATGCTCCTAACGCTACGCAGGCAAACGCGCCTTGTCGCTGGCTGAGTGCCAGGTACTTTATCTGTTTGTCGCTGATGCTGCTTAGCGTGTGGTCTTGCCTCTTCAACTCGATGAGTATCGGCGGTGAGCATGGAATAACAATGTCACTGGCGCCTGTGTTCATCCCTTCAATCTTCTGCTGGTGGCCTTGGCGCTTTGTGCGCTTGCCTTCGTTGCGAATGTGTACCGCGATTTCTGCAAGCTCTGGATATAGCCTGCGAAGCTGTGCCAGAAAGCTGACTTGCTCTGCTGATTCAAACGGGCAATCTCCGCGGTAGCTATTGTCACCGAACACGGTGATGTTGTGGGTGTTTAGTTTGGTGAGGTTCATTTTAATTCCTTATAAACCCATTCTGATTCTTTCGCTTTAGAGTCAGACTTGATAACCTCGTTGTCATCCCTATGGCACCACATTGGAACACGCCAAAAAATAATGATTGTTGGATCTCCTCGATTCCCGTTTTTCAACTCTGCATGGTGAGGAACTATTGGCCCATCATCATCCATTTGGAATCCGCAATATGCAGTTTTCAAGCCGCACATATCACCATAACGAACATTTTCGCAATTACCACATGTTGCATGTTTTTTATCAATTTTATTGCTCATAAAAACCTCACCTCTTTCACCTCAAAATTAGTGAACCCATCGCGGATCACTTTCTTGATTTTAACCGTTGTCGGTATTGCGCTCCATGACTCGCAATCTTGTATCGAGCCAACGAACTCTGGTTCAACGCCGTTAGCCCTGGCTACTCGGTTGAATATCCAATGCTGTTTTTTGCTGTGCCATCCAGTGACAGCGCCAAGCTCCGTCTTGTATGTGACTTTTAGTGTCTCATTTCCTAAGCGCGATTTGTGGATTGCATATTCTGCGCCAAGGCATTTCACATCGCGGGTTTCGCCGTCATCCATAATAACAGCGCTGCCAGCTTGCTCGGTTAGCTTTTTGTTTGGGTCAACAAGGCGCTCTTTGCATCCAATGCAGTGGCGGGCTGCAATGTCGTTCTCAGCGTAACAGTGGGGGCAAATCTTGAGCGAGTACCGATGTTCACATGGCACATCAACGCCTTTGATGGTGTATGCGGCCGGATTGGCACATCTGCGCGAGTAATGCGCTGGAACTGGGATTTCTTTTACTCCACACTCGCCAAACTCATCCTTGTTTTGCGGGTCAAGAATTTGCATCGTGAGCACTTCGCCAGTGTACTCGCTTGGCAAGCCTTCATCGTCATATGCAATAGCCTGCTCTGTTCCAGATATCAAGAAGTTACCAAAGCGGTCGTTTTTTAGGCCGTCATACATTGGATCGCTTCTGCGCTTTTTCATCGTGACGCATGAGCATGATGGGCATTGCACCTCGATTTCCACTCCCTCACCTGCTGGCGCTTTGCGGGTCTTAATCTCTGGCGTAAACAGGTCTGATTGCAATCCGTGGCGCTCGATGTTTTCGGCGAAGTCCATCACCAGGCAATTTTCTTTATCGTCACACAGGCGCAATCCACGGCCTACAATTTGCTGTAATAGTCCTGCTGACTCGGTGGCGCGGAGTACGGCAACAAAGTCAACGTGAGGAGCGTCAAAGCCAGTGGTTAGGACGGCCACGTTGACAAGGTACTTGAACTTGCGTTGTTTGAATTGCTCGATTATTGATTCACGGTCTTTTTTCTTGGTCGACCCAGTAACTATTCGCGCATCACCTGGCAAATAGCGCATGATTTCCTCGGCATGGCTAATCGTGGCCGCGAATATCATCACCCCTTTTCGGTCTTGCGAGTAGTACTGAATCTTGTTAATGATTCGCTCTGTTTTGGTGTTCCCCTCGAACGTTGCCGCCACCGACTTTGCGCTGAACTGGCCGAATTTATCAGTTTCCAGTGTGCTGGTGTCATAGCTTTCCGAGTGCTCACCGATGATCACTTTAGATAAAAATCCCTCACCGACCAATTCACCAGCGGTAATGCGGTAAATCAGTTTGTTGAAATACGGATCAATGGCCTTGGTTTCATCATAGTGAATGGGTTCCTCGCCAGTGTCATCGATTGCATAGATATACCCAGTTCCTAGGCGGTATGGCGTGGCAGTCATGCCAATCACGCGCACGTTGGCGTTAATCTGCTTGCCGCTCTCTGAAAACTCGCGGATAGTGTCAACGATTGATTTTAGCGACTCTGTGATACCGTGTGCTTCGTCAATGATGATCGCGCTGATGCCAAGGCGGGCGATTTTCTCGGCTTGCTTAACGGCTGTCTGAGGGCTTGCAAATATCACCTGCGACCGTAGGCACTTTGAGCCAGCAGAAGCGCAATAAACGCTTGCTGGGTATCCGTATGCTAAATACTTGGCTGCGTTTTGAGTCACAAGCTCTTTGCTTGGCGCAATACATAGCACTCGCTTGTGTGGCGCAGCTTTGGCGAAGAAGCGGGCGAGCTCGGCAACAATAAGGCTCTTACCTGCACCTGTCGCGAGCTCAAGCAGGGCTGGCGATGTGTGCCTCTTCACGTAGTCGATAGTGATATCAACTGCGTCTTGCTGGTAGTGGCGGAGTTGGAAGGTCATCAATCGACCTCCTCAACCACAACAAGTTTGCAAATTACTCTGCGTCCGTAATCACCGAGATTTTTAGCCCTATCTCTTGTTGTATAAAGACTGTTGTTTAGGTTTGACTCCCAAACAATAGGTTTTGAGTTTGGCTGGGGATTTCCGAAAGCATCCAGATAGGTATCGCTCTCAGACACTATTGCATAACCAATAACTGCGCCTTCTTTTAATTTTGCATTGTTCATTTCTATTTCCTTATGGCCGCACTTGGCGGCCTTGTTGTTATTGGTTAAAAATCGATATCGGAATCATCCAGCCCATCATCAACTGGCACTTGGTGCTGTACCTGCTGCGGCTTTGCTTTCTGCGCGCTCGCCCGTGGTAGCATCTTCTCGCGGTAGTACGCTAGGCCGCGGACAAAGTTAATCTCCATCGGGTTGTCGCGCTCGGTGCCGTCCATGTTTTCTGTTAGCACAGTGTGTCCAAACTTGACGCGTACTTCCGACTTGCCAACCCAGCAATCGGCAATGTTATCAGTGGTTAAATCCAAGCGTCCGTCTGTCATTGGGTATCCGGCTTGAGCGTCAATAACTTGCAAGTTGCGCATTGCCAGGTCACGCTTGCCTGCGTCATTGTCGTAAATCTTCGGCTTGTACGTGTATTTTTGTCCCTTAAACTCGCCTTCACTGGTTATCACCAGGTCAATCTTGCAGATGTTTACCGCCTTGCCTTCTTCAATGCCGTTAAACCCGTCATACACCAGTGCGGTTAGCTCGGTGTTGTCTGGGATAATTTTCTGCACCCCATCGAAAAAACCTTCGTATTCAGCGATATCTTCGGCCATTTGTTGTGTGAAAAATGCCATGTGTTTTGCTCCATTTTGGTTGTGTTTTACTAAATTTCTGTTGATTACGATATAGCTATTTTTTGTTGACGTCAACAATATTTGTGATAATATTTCCAGCGTCAACACTTATTGATAACTACGGGATTTGAATTATGACATTACAAGAAACAACTATCGAGCGCTTGCAAGCTGCATTTGAGAATGGGGTGAAGATTAGCAAAATTTGCGCATTGTCTGGCGTGGCGCGGTGGAAGCTTAACGGGCTTACAAGCTCGGCCAAGTCATACAGCCGCGGCACAGCGCTAACAGATGAGGAATGCACCGAAGTATGCCGTGCTCTGGATGTGATTAAGGGGGCGTTATGAAAACTCCATCAGAACAAACAGAGCATGCAATGCTTGAAGCAAGAAACATTTTTGTCGGTGAATTAACAACAAAACAGCAATGTGCTGATGAGATGTATGAGATGCTAATTCAGTTACAAATCGAGGGCGGTCTTGGCGTGGCTAGGCATCGACAGATTGATAGACTACTAGCAAAAGCAAGAGGTGAACAATGACCAAGCAAACCGCCAGGTACATAATACTAATCTATTGCATTGCATTCTGGACGCTATTAATTTATCTGCTCTGCTAAACAACAATAACGGACAGGCGAAATGAACATAAAATTCCCACTAACCCTAAGTTGCGGCCATAGCGCCGCTTCTTTATGCGATTGCAAACCGCAGCGCGCATATGAATACAGCCAAGACTCGCCAGTTGATAATGCGCTGTCACAATTCCAAGGGCGATGGCGCGATACGCTAGAAAGCTATGGCTGCCACCTCCCAAGCGGCAGAAAACACGGTCCATGCCCTATGTGTGGCGGGAAAGACCGCTTTAGATTCGACGACAAAGACGGGCGTGGCACTTGGTTTTGTAGTCACTGCGGCTCTGCTGGTGGACTCAAGCTGCTGTCTCTATTCATTGGCAAGTCGGTTATTGATACAGCAAAAGAGCTTGTCGGTGACGACCTAACTCCACGGACAATAGCACCAGTGCGCCCAAAGATAGACCGCGACAAAATCGCCAGGCTAAACCATGAGCGGGCAGCGAGAGGCGCTCAGTCAATGCTTGACTCTGCCGTTATGCGCTCGCATCCATACATGAACAAGAAGGGGCTTGATGGAGAATGGCCGACCAATGGCGACATGATGATTGACAGATTCGGAGATCGCATTGCTGCCGGTGAGCTGTTATTGATCCCCGCCTACAAAAATGGACAGTTGGTGAACATGCAAAAAATAAATTTAGACGGAGAAAAGCGCCCAATCACAGGCGGTGATATGGCCGGCGTTTATCATCTGATTGAAGGTAAAACAAAGATGATCGCCATTGTCGAGGGTTTTGCAACCGGCGTAACAGTAAACCGCATGACTGGCGCGACAACTTATTGCGCGTTCAACACTGGCAATCTGATGGATGTTAGCAAGCGCGCAAGAGCGCAGCATCCAGACTCAAGAATCGTTTTCTTTGCAGACCATGACGAAATCGACCCAGTGCATAACTGGAGGCCTGGCACCAAGTATGCAGAGGAGGCCGCTATTGCAGTTAGCGGCATTGTCGCGCTACCGCCAGAGCTTGGCGACTGGGACGACTATCGACAAAAGCATGGTGCAGAGCAATGCAAGCAAGCAATGCGTGACGCGATTCGTAAAGATTCAAAGGTACACAATGATAAAGAAGTTACTCAGCAGACAGAAAAGCCAGCAGAACCAAAGCATGAGCCAGTTACTAGGATCGATGAAGCGCAGGAGGCTTTGCCAGCGCCACCAGCTAGAAAACCTGAGCCGAAGGCAGCCAAACCAAAACTAAACAAAACCGGACTGCCATACGGAATCAGCCTAGACGAATATGACATTGATTCGCCGCCAGGGCTTGCTGGTGAGATAGTCGATTACATGAAAGACGGAGCAAATCGCCTGTTGAAAGGTGGTGCCTATCCACTAATGGCGTTGCAGTGCATGGCTATGGCTGGCGCTGGAATGCAAGGACTGAAGGGCGTAAAACTGAGCCTAATCACTCTCACGCTAGGCATGTCAGCATCTGGTAAAGAATGGCCGCAGCGTGTCATCAAAGAGCTGCTAGACGCAAACGGAAAGACGCTTTACGGCGATATCCGCTCGGACAAAGACATTATTCGCAGTGCGATTTATGACAACGGCCACTGTTTTTACGTTATTGACGAGGGACAGAAAATCCTGAAAACAGACGGCGGCAGCAAACACATGAGCAACGTTGTTAACACGCTCATGGAGCTATCGACCACAAGCTGCTACAAACTTTCACAACTCCACAGGGATGAGTTTCTAGCCCAAATGGAGCTGGCCAAGTCTCGTTTTGAAAAAATGGTAGCGGCCAAGGAAAAAGACCTGGAGCAATTCAATCCAGACTTAGACGAGGGGAAGATTAAAAAGACAGAGCTTGATATCGCTAACCTTAAAACCAAACTAGAAGAGTTCGATCAGCGAATGCACACCGCGCAAACTGGCGTAAAAAACCCAGCGCTTAACCTGCTGGCCTACTCAACGCCACAGGAGCTAGCTGAAATCGTTAACGAGAAAACCATTGATAACGGCTTCTTGGGGCGCGCGCTGATTGCGGACTGTGGTGTTGAGCGCTCTGAGTCATTGGTTGATTTGGACTTCCTATCTGACAGCACCGGCAAGCAAGAAGGGGATGATCCACAGTTGACATACCTTAAATCGCAAATCGGCCTTATCTGTCAGCTAGCGCAAGACGTCGTTAATGGTGATGTGGAACAGGCGTTCACAGGCGTGAAATTCCGCTACGTGCCAACCGATGAGGCGCTAGAGGATTTAAAATCTATAGCCAGGCACTATGACCAGTATCAATACCGCAATCACACCAGGGTTGGCTCCATCTATGCGCGCTTTCTTGAGCGTATTCTAGCGCTGTCATCGGTGATGGCGCTTGGCAATATCCAGAAAGGTGTGGCAGTCATTGAGCGTGACTTCGTGCGCTATGCGTTGATGTTGTCGCTCAACTCTGTGGAACAACTACTGAGCAATCTGAGCATCAACGAGGGCGCCACAGATAGCAGCGTAGAAGCCAAGATTGAGGCAGTGAAGGAGGCCATAATAAAGCACCTAAACATCGACAGACGAGACTCGATGAAAGGCTGGCGTTATGAGTCATTTATCAAGAAGCAAATCAAGCGAAACAAGTACTATAAGGACATCCAAAAGGAGTGCGACAAGCACGACCAGGACGCCTTCAACAACGCTTTGGCGGCGCTTTATGGTCGTATTGAAAGGTCGGAGTGCGGCAAACTTATTAGGTTGAAGAAGTGATTTTTACCAAGTAAGTAGTCAGCATCACCCACCAAAAGCCACCATCACGGTGGTTTTTTATTGCCTGCATATCAATACTGGCACGATACTTGTATGAAAAAATCGTTTTGTCGAATCAAATCGAGTTGCCAAAAATAAAATCACGCCTAACTGCATGATTTAACTAAGGAAACACGCTATTTTCACGAGGTACAATTCAAAACTCTGCAAAAACCTTTACATTGTTAATGAAATGTAAATGGCGCAAATTGAAAAAAATTACACGGCCATTCGACCAAGCTCAAACGTAGGCGTACCAAGGGCTAGAGCACTTTTTTCATTTTTGGCAAGTGAAAAGCGCCCTCCCTTGGTTATTGGTCAGATTTATGGGGTCTTGGTCATCCCTTTTATTCTTTATTACGTAGTAGTAGTTAGTATAGTTTTAGTTATAGTTATTTGTACCTTGTACCAAAATGCTTGAAACCCACGCCTGGCAACGGTTTCAGCTTGGGCAAGTTTTTGGCAACTGCCGCCAAATTTGGCAAATGTGATGCGTTAGACTTAAAAATCAATGACTTACGGCAAAATTAGTTTTTTGGTTATTTTTTAACAAAAAAGACTTGTCAACAACTCAAAAATGATTACAATTAAAACAGGTTAACAAAGGAGGAAGCGATGACAGATTTACCAGATGATTTTTTTGAGAGTTCTGTTTGGCCATTTAAACACATGGTTATTGGCCAAGTAGTCAAGCTTGAGGATAGAGACGCGCTTAGGGCGCAAAGAACTGCGCACGCATACGCAAGCGCTCAGAACCCAAGATGGAAATTCAAAACCAAGACCGATAAAGCGACTGGCATTCTGTACGTCAAGCGCATTGCATAACAGGAGAGCACGAAATGAACCTACCAATCGAAATCAGCGATATTGAAACTGGCGAAATGCCGCAGCTGCCAATCGTGTTTGGATCAGAAAATCTTGAAGCGCTTTACAAGCAGGTCGAGGAAGAAGTCAAGGCTGAAGTTCCTGACGTGGAAACCGATGAGGGCCGTAAGCGTATCAAGTCGCTGGCCGCAAAAATCAGCAGCAGCAAAACGGCAATTGACAAGCCAATCCGTGAGCATCTTCGGGCGCTAAAGGCAATTCCGAAGGTGTTAGAGCAAAATGCCCGTGAAAGTATTGCCAGATTTGACGCTTTACGTGATGAAACGCTGGCACCATTGAACGAAGCGCAAGCTGAGCAAGATGCGATACTGGCAAAGCTAAACGAAATCCCTTCTCGTTGCCTGGCTGCCGATGCGACATCATCAATGGCTGGAGATGATTTGGCTTATGCTGAGTCAGTTGACTTAGAATCGTTCTGGCCTGAGCTCAGGAAGAAAGCCAAGACAGCAAAAGAAACCGCGATTGATGTGGCGAAAAACGCGCTTGACCGTATCAGTGCAGCAGAGGCGCAGGCAGAAGAACTTGAGCGTTTACGTGTAGAGGCAGCAAAGCGCGAGCAGGAAGAACGTGATCGCAAAATTCGAGAGGAGGCAGAAGCCAGAGCAAGAGCAGAGGCTGAAGCCAAAGCCAGACAAGAGCGTGAAGATATCGAGCGCCGAGCAGTAGAGGCAAGGCAGCGTGAAGAAGCGCAACGCATGGCTGCAGAGCAGGCAAAACGTGATGCTGAGCTGGCAGAGCAGCGCCGTATTGAGCAAGAAGAACGCTCAAGACAAGCCGCTATCGAAGCAGAAGCAAAAGCCAAGGCCGAAGCTGAGGCAGCAGCAGAACGTGCAGCGAAGGCAGAACGTGAACGCATCGAAGCAGAACAAGCAGAAGCGAAGCGCCTGGCTGACGCTCGCGCAGCAGACAAAGAACACCGCATCACGATTAACCGAGCTGCGCTTGTGGACTTGATTGCTCAGGCTGGACTTGATGAAGATCAGGCGAAGGCGGTGGTGACTGCTATTGCAAAAGGGCAAGTTCGTAACGTAAAGATTTTTTATTAACTGATTACAGCGCCACTTCGGTGGCGCTTGGAGAAAACAAAATGAAAAACGCAGATTTACCAGCTATGCCAGTAGAAGGAGAATTTTGGATTGACCCTACAAATCCAGAGTTAGGCACTGAAACACACGAAGGCCTAACCAAGCGTGAGGCTTTTGCCATGGCAGCATTACAGGGGCTTTCTGGTGCGCATAACCATGACGGAGAGTGGAATCACGATTCAAAAACTGTAGCTGTAGTAGCGGTGAAATACGCAGACGCACTACTGGCAGAATTGGAGAAAAACATGATCACATCATCACAGCGAGCTTATGAGCTACACCTGGAGCAGCAATCCGCAGCAGATGACGCTAAGGCTGATTTTGTTAGCGATTACATCGCGAAACACCTAACGGAATTCATGGATGACCAAGGAGGCATCGTGGAAGCCATCGAGAATGCGCCAGAATCGCTCACAGAGTCGTTAAATAATATTTTGGCTAACATCGCCAAGGAAAACTCAAAAGCTGCTCAAAATCAATTACAGTCCGTTTTAGACGAGATGATTGACTCACGTCTGGTTGAGATGGCTGTGAAGGAGTGGGAGGGCAAGCAATGCCAACCATAACCACCACGCTAACCAACGCCGAATACCGCGCAGCCGATGCAATATCAAAGTCAGACCTTGACCTGGTGAGCAAGTCGCCAGACCTGCTTGAGTGGGTGCGGAATGCTCCGGCAGCGCCAAACGACACAGCGGATATTGGCAACGCTGTCCACTGCGCACTGCTGGAGCCTGATAGGTTCTCGACAGATTATGTCAAGATGCCAGCGTTCGATAAACGCACTAACGCAGGCAAGGCAGACGCAGCCGCATTCGTTGAAGCCAACAAAAACAACACAGTCCTATCAGCTACAGATTACGACATGGTCATAGCAATGCGCGACAGCGTGTTAGCGCATCCACTGGCAAACAGGCTGCTGACGTCACCAGGGCAAAGCGAGGCAAGCATTTTCTTTGAGGTGGACGGCATCAAGTGCAAGTGCAGGCCAGATAGAATTGTCGACCCAAGCGTGTTTGACTGTCACATTCTGCCTGACGTAAAAACCACAGACGACATTGAAAAGTTTGCTTACTCAGTGCGCGACTATCGGTATCACGTGCAAGATGCGTATTACAGCGAAGGCTACAGACAGCTTACTGGAGAATTGCCAAGATTCCCGTTTGTAGTAGTCGGCAAAAAACGCGTTTTTGGGCGTCATCCTGTGCGGGTATTTGAACTGACGCAGGAAGACAAAGACGAAGGCCGCGCAGAGTTTATGGCAGACCTTGAGCGATACCAGGAGTTTAAAGCGTTTGGCGGCGGGTTTGAGCCGGAAGCGATTAAGATGGCAAGGAGTTTTAAATGAGTGATTTCAGCACACAGCCTAAATTTGTTAAAACAAGAAAAAAGCATGAATGCAATGCATTTTTATTCCTTGATAACTCTGGATTTGGAGAGAAAGACTTAGACAATGAAGAGTGGATGCATGTTAAGCGTTTACGTGAAAATAATGGAATGATACCTGCCGGAACTGAATGTTATTTCTCAACAGGGAAATTTGACGGAGATATGTATAGCGTATGGTATGACAAAGATATTGATGCTATATGCAATAAGTACGACCTGTATCAGTGGTAGTTATATAAATAAAAGTTGACCTTAGCAACGCATCAACATAAAATTAACTGACTTAATAAAACGAGGAAATTGAAATGAGCAATAAAAAAACACCAACACAAAAATACATTGATGAAGCGCTTGAGCGCTTTAACGATAAGATAAAAACAACAACAGTAAAAAACTCGACGTTTCAGGGTGTTGTTTATGATGCAAAGGCTGTGGATGCCATTGAAACGATAGCCGATGGCTTGCTTGAGAACGCTAAGGCTTTGGGGAAATTAGCCGAGGTTCTAAAGTCGTCAAATGTCGAAATTGAATGTTTATTGAAATTGGAGCAGCCAAAATGAGCAACGAACTTAAGGTTTTAGCAGAACAATTGTGGCATGAAGCAAGGCGACAAGGGCTAGTAATCGACTGCATTTACTTTTCAGCATCGCAAAACCTTTTAGGTGAATACGAGCTTACTGGTCAATCAATTGATGCAAAATTAACAGAAAACAAGGATGCATAAAATGAGCAACGCATTATCAGTTATAGCAAGCAATACCGGCTCAACACCGGAAGAAATTAAAGACGTGCTGAAAGGCATGATTGTAAGCGCTAAGAACCAGCACGGCGCGACAGCAACAGACGCAGAGTTAACCATTGTTTCGAGCGTTTGCGCTAAGTACGACTTAAACCCGCTTGTGAAAGAGTGCGCTGCATTCGTTAGCGGTGGAAAGCTTCAAATGATAGTGATGATTGACGGCTGGTATAGAATCGTTAATCGTCAACCTGATTTTGATGGGGTTGAGCTTGAAGATAAGTTCGACGACAAAGGCAACATCACAGCCACAACATGCAAAATGTACTTAAAAAACCGCAGTCATCCGGTAGTTGTTACCGAGTACCTGGCTGAATGTCGAGACGAAAAGTCAAGCGTTTGGCGCAAATGGCCAGCAAGAATGCTTCGCCACAAGGCATACATTCAAGCTGCGCGCATGGCGTTTGGCATTAGCGAAATGGTGGACGACGACGAAGCCAGCCGCATCACAGGCAATAGCCAGCCAATCAAGGACGTAACACCTCAGAAGGAGGCAGAGCCAGTTAACCTAGATGAACTGCATAAGCGCATGTTGGCAGCGAAAGACAACAACGAACTGCGCGAAATATCAGGCAGCATTCGCCAGGAGCTTGAGGCAAGCGGCCAATGGGCGCAATACAAAGCCGACATCGTGCTGATGAATCGCGAAGTGGCCGAGGTTATCGAGTCGCGCCACTCGGTAGACGATGAGATAGTTGTTGAGTTTGATGCAGATACTGGTGAGGTGATTGATGGACAATAACACCGCACACTTCTACAACGAAGGATTCGAAAGCAAGCAAAACGAGCTAAACCCATACAATCGTAAAACACAGATATTGCCGTTTCACGCATGGCAGGCCGGGCATTACGATAAACACAATGAGCTAGCGAGGGCTATCAATGACAGACAAAGAGTTTGAAGACTGGTTTGATGATAATTGGCACAAGTCATAACAGTTACAAAAACCCGCCTCGCGCGGGTTTCTTTATTTCCACCTGCAACACTGATAAACTTTCAGCAAAGGCCGTCGCTGGTGGCGGTGGCCGCTTAATTCGCTGGGGGCGTTATGGGTAAGCTAACAGATAAACAGGAGGCATTCTGTCAAGAGTACGTTGTCGATATGAACGCGACACAGGCGGCTATAAGGGCAGGGTACAAAGAAAACACGGCCAGGTCTATGGCTTGCAAAATGCTGACAAAAGTCAACATCCAGGAAAGAATCGCAGAACTTAAGCAAGAACGATGCCAAAGAGTGCAGATTGATGCCGACTGGGTGCTGATGGCTGCCAAGAAAATTTACGACCGCTGCATGCAAGAGGAACCAATCCTAGATCGCGAAGGAAAGCCGGTGGTTGTGACTGATGGCAACGGCGAGTTTGTGGCCGCCTATAAATTTGACTCAAGTGGTGCTAACAAGGCGCTTGATACCATCGGCAAGCATGTAGACGTTCAGGCATTTAACGATAAAGTAACTAGCGAAGTGACACACAAGGTCGACAAGTCACTTGCTGAGCGTTTACTTGGCGGTTCAAAACGATGACAAACCACGAGATAGCAAAAGACTATCTCAGCCGGATAGACTCCCTCACATACAACGAATTAGCCGATGCCATGACTTACAAATGGTTTCGGCTAAACACGCTTTATCACATCAAAGACAAGTCAGGGAAGAAGGTGCTTTTTACGCCAAATGCAGAGCAAGAGGACTTCTACCTAACTCAGCACGGCCTAGACATTATCCTTAAGGCTCGGCAGCTTGGGTTTACCACATTCAAGATGATCTCAGACTTGGACAATTGCCTTTTCACTGAAAACTTTTCAGCTGGGTGTATCTGTCACAACTTGGAAGATGCCAAAGATATTTTTAGAAACAAGATCAAGTATGCTTACCAAAATATCACCGATGACCAGCGCGAGCTATTAGCTGAGATTGGCTACCAGTTGCCAGTGCCATTGAACGACAAAGATAACAGCTACGTGTTCGATAACGGATCAAGCATCAAGGTGAGCGTGTCTTACCGTGGTGGAACACTGCAAAGCCTGCACGTATCAGAGTTCGGGAAAATATGTAAAAAGTATCCTGAGAAAGCAAAGGAAATCGTTACTGGCGCATTCGAGGCTGTGGCGGTTGGAAACGAGATCACAATAGAGTCGACAGCAGAAGGCAAGGAAGGTTATTTCTTTAATTACTGCAATGAAGCCAAGAAGATACTAGACTCAGGACGCAAGCCATCCGTGCTTGAGTTTGCGTTTCATTTTTACCCATGGTGGACTCGCGGCGAATACTCAATATCTGGGCGCATTGCTAACGGACTGCTTGAATACTTTATAGAGCTAGAGAAAAAGCATGGAATAACGCTTACTGACAATCAAAAGGCTTGGTACTCGGCAAAGTGGCGTACACTTGGCGACGATATGAAGCGGGAATATCCATCGACACCTGACGAGGCATTTGCTCAATCTGTTGAAGGCGCTTATTACGCTAAGCAGTTCGCGCAGATTTACGCTGATAAGCGCATAGGCGCAATGCCAAAGAATGACGCTCCAGTTCATACCGCATGGGACTTGGGTGTGGGCGACTCGACAGCGATATGGTTTTATCAACTGATTGGCAATAAGATCCACTTAATTGATTTTTACGAAAATAGCGGCGAGGGTATGCGCCATTACTTCAAAGTGCTAAAGGATAAGGCTAGCGCCAATGGGTGGAAGTACGGCGATCACTTCGCCCCGCACGACATGAATCACGCTGAATTTGGCAGTGATGCGAAAAGCAGGCGACAAATCGCAGCAGAAGGGTTTATCATTGATGGCACGACTTATTCTATTAACTTCAAAGTGCTTAAGCTAATGGGCATTGACGAAGGGATTGAACTGGTTCGCGAGTTATTACCGCGCTGCTGCTTTGATGAATCAAAATGCGAGGAAGGCATCACAAGGCTAGAACAGTACCGCAAGGAGTGGAACGACAAACTTGGGTGCTGGCGAGATAAGCCGCTGCATGACTGGACTTCTCACTGTGCTGATGCGTTCAGATATTTAGCGATGGCAGTAACAAAGAATCAGCCGATTGGTAACATCAATGTTTCGTTTTATGGGAGATAGACTATGGCCGCAAATGAAAGCTACGGCGTTAAGTCAACGCATCCAGACTATGACGCCAACCTGAGGCGCTGGCAAAAGGTGCGCAACGTATTGGCGGCCAACTGCAAAACATATCTGCGCGATGTTGGTGCAAGTGAGTCAGAGCCAGAAATCGCCAAGCAGCGGCAAACCGAATATGAAGACGGGGCGATTTTCTACAACTTCACCAAGCGAACACTGTCAGGCATTGTTGGCGCTGTGATGCGGAAAGACCCAGAAGTTAAGCTGCCCACGAAGCTTGAATACCTCAAAGAAAACTGTGATGGCTCAGGCATCGGGTTAGAGCAACACGCGCAGGACGCACTAAATGAAATTGATTCACTAGGCCGTGGAGGATTGCTAGTTGACGCGCCACAAACAGCAGCAGCAACCAGGGCAGAACAAAACGCCGGACGCCTAAACCCGAGGATTTTGTTTTACACGACGGAGAACATTCGTCACTGGCATTATCGGAAGGTAGGCTCTACCAAAGTTCTAGACATGGTTATCTTGCGCGAGCAATACGAGTACCAGGTTGATGGAAACGAATTCTGGTGGGAGTGCGGCGAGCTTTATCGAGTACTTGAAATCGTGGATGGCGTTTATCGTCAGAGAATATTCACATTTGGATGTGATGGCGAGCAGATAGCAGAAGAAATCATCGAGATGAGCGAGCGCAGAACTGATATTCCGTTCACGTTCATTGGCTCAGATAACAACAATGGCGCGGTAGACACTCCACCGATTGACGCGCTATGTGATGTGAATGTCGGGCACTATCGCAACTCAGCGGACGTTGAGGATTCCAGTTTTATCTGCTCGCAGCCTACTCTGATGATTTACCCTGGCGAGAATATGTCTCCCGAGATTTTCAAAGAGCTTAACCCAAAGGGGATTCGAGTTGGGTCAAGGACGGGCCACAACCTTGGGTCTGGTGGGGCGGCAGAACTTATCCAGGCGCAAGAGAGCAATTTGGCGCTAAAGCTCATGGAGCAGAAAGAAAACCAGGCTGTGATGATTGGCGCTCAGCTAATAACGCCAACGATTCAAGTCACAGCAGAGGCGGCACGACTACAGCGCGGCGCTGATACTTCCATCATGGCCACTATCGCTAAGAACGTGTCAATGGCGTACGAGCAGGCCATAGGCTGGTGCGCTGAAATGATTGGCGCCAGTGGTGAGATAGTTTTCGAGTTAAACACTGAGTTTTTCTTGCAGCAAATGACAGCACAAGACCGCGCAGCTTGGATTGCTGACATCAACGCAGGACTATTGCCAGCCAGGTCATACTATGCAGCCATGAGGGCGGCGGGGGCTACAAACTGGACTGACGCAGAGATTGAGGAAGAACTTGAGCGTATGCCACCAGCTCCAGCGCCAGCACTCAATACGCAGGTTAGCGGAGAGATACCGGAAGCTCCCGATGAGCAACTGGATGAAGAACAATCCTAACCAATATCGCCCACTTTGTGGGCTTTATTTTGCGCAACAGTTTAAATAAATGTTGACATGCTGTGCTGATGTGCTAATTTAAAATTGTTGATAAATGGTTTTTGGAGATTAGCATGAAAAAATTTGAAATTGGTAAAAAATATGAATTCGCCAGCTTGGTTTTGCGCACGCTGGATTCTAAAATTGGAGACATTTTCACGTGCCACAGAATTGATGAAGATGGAGATGCTTGGTCATTGGATGTTACTGCATTTGTAGGGTTGACTGACGATGGTGGTTGGTGCTGCGCTAATGAGGAACATTTAGATGATGGCATAGTTATTGAGGTGTCAGAATGAGCCTGCTGCAACTAATCCAAAACTACCGCAACGCTCGGCGCTTTCTTGGTGAATGCAATAGCGTTGCAATCCTAAGACAATACCGAGGCGCGGCGCTTAATCAGTGCCGTAATAGGCGCAATGCGTTGTTAGATGAAATTCTGAGAGTGGAGTTATCAAGATGAGTGATTTTTATAGTTGCGATATGCCTGCTGCATTTAAGCAGGAAACAAGAAAAGCAAGGAAACAGCATAAGTGCTGCGAATGTCATCATGAAATTAATGCTGG